GAGCTACACCTTTCACGCGCTCAAAACTCCTCATGCCAGCAATCCCCAACATCCCGCTCAAAATAACCCAGAGAGCCTCTGTATCCAACATAGGAGGAGGCTTTACTTCTTTGGGAACATAACCCTCAGCCTGTAGCCAGACCCACGCCCAGACAAGTAAAGGATAGAGAAGAAACTGGTAGGCCATCGCACCAGCACCAACCCAACCGATAGCAGGTCGCCATCCAGCCACAAAGAGATTCTGATTAGCAGCCTCGACCTTATTAACTTCCATCTGACCGAGGTCGACAGCCTGATCTATTCTTTTAGCCTCTAATTCAAGCTCCATCCGTTCTTTATCGGACGTGTGAAGGTCGCCGATAACTTTCCCGACGGACTCAACGACAGAGGATATGCCGAGGATGTTCACAGCTTGAGCGCTCGATTGATCCAGCCTAAAAGAAACTTAATCTGGCTTCGGTCTCTCATCACAATGTCCCGATACCTAGCGATCTTTGCAAGGGCATAGGAAGCCACAAAAAGCTCTTCGTTCATCTGGTTGAGGGCTTGTATCGACTTAGGGCCGATAACGCCGTCTGGGGCCGTTTTAACGCATATCTGAGCCAGTTTGGAAGCCACAGAAACGCCAGCATTCACAGCAAAGTTAAAGATAGAAGAAGCAACGACAGGATTTAGTTGATCGCCTTGTATGCGATCCCAGAATTCAGACTTGTAAAAGTCCCTGACCATTTGAGTTGGTGGGGTTTCGTCTCTGTCGATAAAGCCCCATCCCGGCCAGTGAGGGTTCTTGTTTCTTGCAATCCCTGCGTAGGTTAAACCGCCAGTGTCGCCTTTTACTTTATGCAGGACATAGCCACCTTCGTCCTGAATCATCTTGTCAAAGGCTGACTCAAAACTCATTTGTCGGCTTTGCCCTCAAGCCGGTCAAAAATCTTGCCGAGCATAAATTTAATCTCGTGAATATCGGTCTCGTAATCCTTCTTAAGGACATAATCGTGAGGCAGATTCTTTTCGATGTCCCGAAGATCGCGTTGCATTTCTTTTACAGCCTCCCAAACAACTCGGAAGATCCAACCGAAAGCCGCTGAGATTGCGCCGAATAAGATGTTAATGAGAGTCTGGCTGTCCATAATATTCAAGATTCCTGATAAGCCGTTCATCATCTGGAGACAGCCTGACTGCCTCCGCTCCGTGTCTTATCGCCTCGTCTTTCATACCTAAATGATGTGCCGAGATCGCTGCAAGATCGTGCGGCTTAGATCCCCACACTTCAGGGTCGCAGGTATAGACAAGCTCTTTATCTACGATGCTAAGTGCCATTGTAGCCGCGTGGTGACATTCTTTCCATAAGTGTTTCTTATAACAAGACATCGCAAAATCAACCCACGGTTCTCGTGTTCCCGGAGCCTCAGCAATCGCCATCCTGAACCACTTTAGAGCCGTCCAATAATCGAGTTTCTCGTCGTAAGCCTGACCTAAGAGCCGCATCGCGTAACAGCGTTCATTCGGCCACGTTGCTTCAGGCATATTCAAGTAAGCGTTTAGAGCCTCTATAGCCTCGTCCCAGAGACGGTAGAAGGTTAGCTCACGCGCGAAGTAGAAAGCGTTTCTGGGGCATCTAGGGTCCTCTTTAACAGCCATTCTGAGGAGGTCAAGATATTGACCGCGTGACTTCGTAGGATCTGGGTGATGAGAGACTAAGAGCTTGTCTGTTTGGGCGTAGACTTCTTTGATGCGGAGGTCGGGGCGAGGGTATTCATGGATGCTATGGTGGAACCTGTAGCCCTTCTTTGCGAAGATCTTTTCGTAGTAAAACAAAATGCCGTGACCCCAATCGAACTTGTACCTAAGCCTAGTAGTCTCTGGAGTCCAAACCCGCTCTATCTCTTCCCGCCATCCCGGTTCTAAGACTTCATCAAGATCAAGAGACACGATGACATCAACGTCGGCAGGCACTAAAGCTAGAGCTGCATTTCTTGCTAGGTCAAATCGCCACGGGATGATTGAGATGTCGTAAACAGTAATACCGCATTCTCTAGCAAGATCAGCGGTTCCATCTGTTGATCCTGTATCAGCAAGAATGATTAAGTCAGCATCTTTGGCCGACTCGTAAAAACGCTTTACAAACTGAGCTTCGTTTTTTGAGATTGCGTTAACGCAAATTTTCATCTTGTTTTCTCCATTCGCCAAAGTATCTTATCTCAGCTTCTTTTCTTGCGCGAGCCGCATCTTCAATATTAGTAAAGCGACCAAAAGAAATTGATTGCCGATTGACTTTGATAAATGGCCGCCATTTGTTTGTCTGCTTACAGTATGACACGCCCGTGTAACCGCTAGTATTGTTAATCGGCTTTTTTGCGTTTCTAGCATTTTGCATATCGTTTGCCTCTCTAAGATTGGCAATCCGATTATCAGTCTTAATGCCGTTAATGTGATCTAGATGAAGCTCTGGATGCTTGCCGTGATGTAAAGCCCACGCGATTCTGTGTGCGTAGTATCGTTTGCCGTCAATAAGAATACCTACATAGCCAGCTTTAACGATTGTACCGGCAGGCTTTTTCTTGATTTTTCCTCGGCCTTGCGAGATCCAATAGATATTTCCCGTGTCTGGATCGTAACGAAACAGTTGTTGCAGTGTTTCTATTGGTAGAATCTTTGCAGCCATAACGAATGTCCTCGTTGTTGGTTAGAAGGCCCGTATGTGTTGGTAGCACTGCGGGCTTTCGTCATTTTAAATCACCTGTGATGTTGTTAGGTTGGCTACCTGTGAAGAGCTGAAGTTGGTTATGTCGATGACTGTAAGAGGCTCTACAACCTCCACAGTCCCCCACGATCCTTCTACCCAGCTTCGTGTATCGTGCTGCCAGTTCCACTGGTAACCTGCTCTGTCTGCTGGCTTAGGGTCTCTTACGATCCATTCCCAGTTTAGCCAAACAAGTTCCTTGCCTTCAGGGATGTCTGTAGGAGGCGATGGAGCCTGTTGCCAGCCCTCTGTTCCGTCTGTCTCTTGTGATGGGATAGACCCGTTCTTAGTCCAGTACATAGTTAAGCTCATAAGGTGGGAAACGCTGCTGTTGGTGCAGTGAAGTTGGTTGTATAGCGAGCGTAGCCTTTGGTGATGCGGACATCTTGTAGGTAGCCGGTAAACGGAAATCTAGCAGGCCCAAATCCTACGCTTAAAACCGCAGTGCTGGGTACATACGGCGTTCCTGAATATACTGATGAAGTATTATCCAAACTTCCATTTATAAACACTCTAAAAGTTCCATTGCTTCTTGTTATTGCTAAATGTACCCACGAATTTGTTGGTACATTATTAACAGAAGTAACATTAAGCACAGAGGTTGATCCGTTACTTATATCTATACCGACTTTACCGCCGCTGCAATAAACTACATAAGAAAATAACGCATACCCTGAACCTGACGTTCCTTCATAAGAAGTAAAGATTTGTGTTGCTGAATAAGACGAACTATAAGCCCACGTTTCCCATGTCCAATCTCCGCTGCCAATTTCATACAATACATTTTTAGGGGCAATCAATCCGTCCCCCGTCCCATCAAACGCCATACTTCCGCTGCCCCACTTAGCAGAGATCGCCGTACTTATCTGAGCATTGCCTACTGTCTCCAGATCATTCTTGCTAGTAGCATCGTAAATACCAGCGTTAGTGTAGTTTAGGAGGAGGGAGGTGTTGGTGATGGCAGTGAGAGGTGCTGTGGGGACGGTTATGGTTGATTGAGAAGGATCGTAGACCGCCGTGCCTTTGACGATCCTATAACTTCCAATATAACCAGTTATAAAATCTGTGTTTCCATATCTTGCGCCGATCGTAGGAATGGCATTTGTACTAAAATTTGAGGTATCCGTTCTTTGATGCGTTCTTGTACCGTTAACAAAAACGGCTACGTTATTACTACCACTTCCTGATCTTACAACTGCAATGTGCAACCACTGATCTTTTGAAATGCCAGTTGCAACATTAATATCATCCGTGGAACCAAAACCTAAATAAAGCGTTGTTCCACTAAGATACACATAAAACCTTGATGTTGATTCAGAACCTGATACTCGTAGGTCGGTAACATAACTAAATGTGCCTTGCGTTCCTGCGTAGTAAGCCCACGCCTCAAACGTCATATCACCTGTGCCAAAAGCAAAAGCTGAATTTGCAGGGGCTTTTAGATAATCCGTATTCCCATCGAAATACCCTGACCCACCATAAGTCGCAGCAGACCAGCTAGCACTGGGGTTGAATGGAGAGAAGGCTTGTACGGAGGGAGAGCCTGAGAGTGTGATTGTTTTTGGTGAATCGCTTACATCAACAAACCTATTAGATTGGCACGTAATAAGTTTGACATCGCCTGCTGTTGCGCCTTGAGAGGTTGAGGTTAGCAAGGCTGTTGGAGGTGTAAAAATAGAAGCGCCGTTTGTTGTACTAGATGTTTGGTAGCCCGTAGGAACACTACCAATACAAATACGCAATGCACTTAAATATGCCGTAGTGGCTGGGCCAATTATTGCGGTCGGCGTCCCAAAACTTGTTGATGATGTAGTGTTCGCAACTAACACTCCGTTTACAAACAATCGTACTGTTGACCCTTGCCTAGTAGCCAACAAATGATTCCAACTGTTTATGTTTACGGTTCCACCGGTAATTGCTGAAATACCAGAATCAGATAAAAATCTAGCTGAACCGCTATTTGTTTGTAGATATATATTGTTAGCAGATGCTAATTGTAGATAAGTTATAATACCTGCCGAAGCCGTTTGATAAACAAAAAACTCCATTGAAAAGTCGCCAGTTCCTATTGCAGAACCTAAACTGGCTGATGTTAACGAACTACTACCATTAAAATAATTCCCCCACCCCGTCTGTGAGAACGGTGAGAAAGTGCCTTGTGTCGTATTGCCGTTGCGGGTGATGGTGAAGTTATTGGTAGAGCTATCTAAGAACGTGTTGTTCTGTGCGCCGTTGGTTCCGTTGCCGGGAAGCAATAGCGTGGTGTAGTCGAAATAAGGGTCGGTGACTACTGGAGGAGCACCACCACCAGAGAACGCCGCAGCAATCATCGCCGTTAAGTTACCAGCCATTAGGTCACTCCTGCACCAGAGACATACCACGTATCCGTAGCAACCTTAAGTAAGGTAGCCATTCCTTTTGTCGCCACTGTCCTGTTACCTGTAGCACCATTGGCAAGCTGAAAGGTAACACCAGCACCAGAGATCGTAAGGTTTCCAGAGTTGTTATTAACGACAAGGATCGTTGTACCCACATCAATCGCCGTAGTTGCGTTTGTGTTTACCGTAAGGGTTGCTGTAGAGCCACCAGTAAAGTAAATATGCTTACCTGCATCGCTTGCAGCCACAGTCGTATTCGTGCTTTGTGGAGCGCCGATATAACCAACCTTGTTAGTACCGTCTACCGTACAGTTGGATAAAGTTCCTGAACTAGGAGTTCCTAGAGCACCGCTAGGAGCTACATAATCCGTTCCTGCCGTAGCCGCAGAGATCGCAGTGCCGTTACCCTTTAAAACTCCCGTAACGCTCGTGGTAAGCGTTATAGCGGGTGTTGTCGTTGCTGTTGCTACAGTACCCGCAAAGCCGTTAGCCGTGACAACAGATGTAGACGTAACCGAGCCTGCGCCCGCGGATGAGAAACTTAAGTTTCCAGATCCGTCTGTAGAAAGCACCTGACCCGCAGTGCCATCTGTGCCGGGAAGGGTGAACGTTTGTGTCGCTGAGGTATTAGCCGATTGAAATGTCGTGGAGCCTGTCCCACTGGCATTTCCTTTTACTATAAGCGCAGACATAGAAGTTCCTTTAATACAAAGTTGCTAGCGCATTGGGTTTGAGTATGTACCAACTTTGATCGGTTGGAACGGTTACAGACACGCCAGAGGCTAACGTAATAGGACCAACCCCAACATTAGCGCCCGTGATCGTTAAGTCACTACCTCCACCACCTCCTCCGGCAATCGTTACTGTCACGGCATTGCCCGCGGCAGTCGCGCTTACGCCAGACCCAACGAAGTTGAAAGAAGAAACCGCGGCTGTAATCTGTGTGCCTTCATCCGAGACCGGAATGTTTGCTGTAGTGCCAGCAGGTCCGGTCGGGCCTGTAGGTCCCGCGACAGAAGAAGCCGAACCAGTTGGACCTGTGGGACCGGAAGTTCCCGTTGGTCCGGTAGGGCCAGCCACAGTAGATGCCGCGCCAGTGGGACCAGTGGGTCCAGCGATTCCCTGAGCGCCCGTGGGTCCAGTAGGTCCTGCAACCGTAGATGCCGCTCCGGTAGGTCCTGTTGGTCCGGTAGATCCCTGTGCGCCTGTTGGGCCAATAACACCTTGATCGCCAGTAGGACCCGTTGGACCTGCAACACCTTGCGGTCCTGTTGGGCCTGCCACGGTAGACGCTGCACCCGTTGGCCCTGTAGGCCCAGTTGGACCCATGCCAGCAGAAATCGCGACTGTTACCGCATCACCCACGTTTGTAGCAGTAACGCCGGTTCCAGTGAAATCGAAAGAAGTAACGTTAGTCGTTAACGTTGTTCCTTCATCTTTTACCGTAATACTTGAACCGCTTCCAGTTGGCCCGGTTGGGCCTGCTACTCCAGTAGGTCCTGTTGGTCCCGCAACGGTAGAAGCGGCTCCTGTTGGTCCCGTAGGCCCAAAATCGCCAGTTGGACCTGTCGGCCCCGCTACCGTTGAAGCCGCGCCAGTTGGACCTGTCGGGCCTGATGTTCCATTAGCACCTGTTGGACCAGTAGGACCCGCTACCGTTGAGGCTGCACCTGTGGGACCGGTTGGACCAAAATCTCCTGTTGGTCCTGTGGGTCCCGCGACTGTGGACGCAGCGCCGGTCGGGCCAGTTGGACCTACGGAACCAGCATTACCTGTGGGACCGGTTGGCCCCGCAGCACCAGTATCACCAGTGGGGCCAGTTGGGCCTGAAACTCCACTTGCTCCCGTTGGACCAGTAGGGCCAAAGTCACCAGTGGGACCAGTAGGTCCTGATACCCCGGCGGGTCCCGTTGGTCCTGTAATAGAAACACCAGTGGGACCAGTAGGCCCTATGTCTCCAGTCGGTCCTGTTGACCCGGCATTGCCTGTCGGACCGGTTGGGCCAGATAACCCTGTTGGTCCTGTCGGTCCGCTGCCACCAGTGGGGCCAGCCGATCCAGTTGGTCCTGTTGAGCCAGTAGGTCCTGTGGGTCCTCCGGGTGTTCCTGCAGCTCCAGTGGGTCCCGTTGCGCCTGTAGGGCCAATTGCTCCGGTGGGGCCTCCGGGTGTCCCCGCTGGTCCGGTCGGGCCAATAATACCTTGATCTATCGTGAGGGCAATCTGGTTTCCAGACGTGACAACTAAGTTAACGTCGCTCAATTTGTCACCCCGTCAGACCTGATGAGGAACAGCAAGAAAATAATCATGTCTTGAGCCGGAGTAGATCCGCTTGCAGGGATAGCGACCTTGATGTTTCCTGAAAATCCCACGGGGTTTGTCGCGTTGATGTCTAGCTCTGGATCTGTGGAAAGAACCGACCACGCAGATTCATCTATCACCAGAGTAAACGATCCGCCAGCAAGATTCTGATTTGAAATCGTCAGACTTACAGGTGTAGGCGCTGGCGTGTAGTCGGCTATGTCGAATGTAAGACCGTAGCGCGAGTCTCTGACGTTGGAGAGCTGCCTGCGTAAAATCTGGCTTGTGATTGTGGAACCCGTAAGGTCTAGCGGTGTTCCGTCTGAGTTAGCTAGCGAGACATTCCAAAAGGTCTTTTGGTTGTAGACAAGCTCGCCCGCAATGATTTGGTTGTTGAATCCGCTAACTTGTGTCAGCGTATTGCGATTAAAGATAGCTATGGCTTTACCCTGCCTTTCCCTTACTCGGTAATTGACGCGGTCTATGCACTCACAGATCCACGGAGGCTATCTTGTCTTTTCTAGAGTTTAACCCCACGGCAGCGGTGGGTCAATCGTTGAGGGTGACTGCTTTTCCTGAAGCCTTGTACTAACAATTTCTTCCGTTCCTTCCTTACTGACTTTCTGCCAGACCCACCCTAAAACCTGATCTTGCGTAAGGCTGTTGTAAGGCGTGAAATCGCCACTAGGAGGGCTTAACAATGTAACCCCTGAGAATGACTCATTCGCCTCGCTTACAGTCCACGAGGCCGCGATAACAACGTCTGAGAGGCCATTTACGATGGGTTTCACTTCTAGTTTGGTGATCTGCCAGTTCATTCTAGCTCCGCAAGTCTAGCCTCTAATGCCTCGACCTTATGAATTAACTCTAGTAAAGCAAGATCTTTTAGCATCTGGAATTTAGTGTTATCAAACGTTAAAACCCGATCATTCGTCCCCGGCACTTTTTGATAATCGCCGTTAGGAAGCATTGGTGATTCAACTAAAGCCTCTGCAATACCTGCGCCGACTTGCTGTGCCGTATAACCCCAGACCGGATTAGATGCCTCATGTTTCCATTTCCAAATAACAGGCTTTCCAATTGCCTTTATAGCCTCTAAAGCATTAGGAACAGGGATGTCGCCTAAAACATCTTTCATCCTTGCGTCGGATGTTAAGGTCGACCACGTTGCGGTTGACCCTCTTTGATTGATATAAACGCCCGCATAGGTTCCGCCTGAGAGCGTGTAGTACACCATATTGCCGGTCGTGAGATTGGTGTTCTCTGAACCTAAAAATGTTTGCAGAGTCCCTGTAGATCCAGTTGCCGCCGCACCGACTACTGAAGTCGACCCGTTCTTAAATCCACCGACATAGGTTTCCGAAACAAGCCCACTCGTGATCTTGCTGCCGGGAAGATTAGGAATGTCTGATGCGCTAAGACTAGCAAACGTTCCATCGCCTCTCAGGAATTGAGTCGTAGATCCGTTGAAGGCAGAGAACGTATAAGAACCGTATCTGATAGTTCCGCTGCGGATGTTTAGCGCATAACCTGAAGAGTCAGCAATAGAGACTTCAGTTCCGCCGCTCGTGTTGTATCCCCTGACGGCAGCCGAATAAGATCCATCCTGATAGCCTAAGAAACCACTGACTACACCTGATCCGTAATCTCTGGTTCCACTTGCACCCGACCGAATGTTTGTCGAGCCCGTTCCTACCCACGCTCCTAATGTGCCTTCAATCGAAGCATCAACTGTTTTTGCGTAATAACCATAGGAACTATTACTAAGCCCCGTGACGTTGGGAATCTCTGCGCTCGCTCCTACTGCCGTTGATCCTGTGATGACAGGGTTAAGCCTTAGTAGTGCGTCTGTACTTGTGCCAGTGCCTCCAAATGTCGCTAGTAATGTATTACTAGAGTTGTAAACCGCGACCTTATTGGAGACTCCCTTGTTGATCTCGACCCGCTGCGCCCCGCTTACACCCGTAACTAATTCACCTCTAAGATATGCAGCATTCGCGTAAAGGTTCCCTGAAGGTTGATCGAGATACCAACCGAGGGTTCCAAAGTTTGTAGTTGTTGGTGGATTTGGCCCGTTGTAGTTATCGGACCTAATGCTTTGGAAGATAGATGCAGCAATCGGACCCGTCCACGCTGTCGAGTTAGCCGGAACACCGTCGACCGTGACTGCATTGGCGTTATATCGTCCCTGTATGTACCAAAGCACTTGCCCGATAGACACCGCAGGAGTTGATGAGGACCAGCCGCTAGGAACCGCAGATCCAGAGGTCGGAGTCGTAAAGGTTGGCGTTGATGCGCTTTGTGACTGAACAAGATAAGCCGTCAGTGCGGCAATCCCTACCAAACCAGAACTGCCTGTCGGCCCCGTTAATGATGCCCCGGTAGGGCCAGTGGCCCCGCCTGCTCCGGTCGGTCCTGTCGGTCCGGTGGGCGTAACTGGAGTCCAATTTAATACCGAGCTTGTTGCAGAAAGAGCGCTTTTTGCAGAATCATTTTCGACAGAGAAAGCGAAGTAATAATTTCCTGCGGACAATGTGATGTTGTCGAACTTAAAACTTGATGAGTTGGCAAACGTAGAGCCATTGGAAAGAATGGCTGAACTCCATACCTTCCAATCGGTAGCAGATGGGCTTGCAGAGGTCGTGTAAAACAAGGTGATCGTCGTTACTCTTCCGACTGCTGGCATCGTGCAGGTAGCCGAGAAAGTAGGAGGAGCTGTCGAAGGCGATAGATCGCCAATAACCGGAGCGTTTAGCGAAGAAAAGTAATTAGGACTCGGCAGGCTTGAATTGGGAGCCGCGGTAAATGCGGTGATGCTCGCATCGTCGTAGACCACCGCGTTGTACTCAGAAAGCTCTAGGCTTGCACCGAGGTTGCCGTCATCGACAGTCGCCTCTGATACCTTCATCACTCTAAATAGTTTATTCGTCCATCCATAATCAGCGTTTGTAATATCAACCACATCACCCGCGTCAACCTGAATGCCGGGGTAAGTCGAAGTGATCGTGACAATCAAATCCTCTCTGGCTTGCTCAAGCCTACGATTACCTAAGTATTGAGCCTGCACAGAGTCATTCGTAAACTCTAGGGTGGTTGTCTGTCTGTTGGGTGGCTCGTTCGGATATAAGAGACCCGCGGGTGTCTCCATATAAACAAGATCCGGCTGATCTCGATTTAGTTTAGATGGAAACTCAATCTGAATTTGATTGATCTGCTGATTGATGTCGGTAGCCGAAACTCTGATCTCGCCGATAAGATTTGTATCGTTGAATGAAAAGGTCGAGGTTTCTGCTTTGTTGATGACAATCGACCAAAGACCTGAAGCCGCGTTGTAAGCCATCCAACTGTCTGAACACTCCAGCATCTTCTCGACGTTCTCAAGAACCGGCCTTCCTGTGTCGACTACGCCGTTAATTCTGTATCGAGCCTGTGTCGAAGAACCTCCGCCGGCTGGCGTGTATGTGATTGTCTGGTCGGAGTAAGTATTAAGAGCCGTCGCGCTTGTAGAGTCTACTAGGCCCGTCATGCCTGCACCGTACCTTGTATCTGTCATGTAGTCGTACCAGACGTCACCCGGCTTCGCTACAGATCCGCCTTTAGGGTAGTGCTTGCAGTAAAACGTGATTGGCAAAAGCCCGGTTGTCCCTGCGTCAGTGTTGTAATTCAGTTTGACAATCGCAAAGGCAAGACCGTTCATCTGTCGTCCAGATGAGGGCCAACGAAGAGAGGCTTCAATATCGGAGCCGCCCATAAAGACATTAGGTGCGGTTCCGTTTATTGGTGTAATAACGCCAGCGTTTGTAGACGTGTAAAGGCTTATATATAACTTTCCGCTTATCTTATCGTCGACATTTGGAGGAGTTGCCCCATCAGTAAGAGATATAACTTTTGTCTGATCTGTTCCGTCAAACGTTACCAGTTGATCTCCGTAGTAAAACTTTGATCGGTCAAAGGAAAATGTAGCGCTTGCGTCTGATGAGATAGAACTGATCGCAAGAACGTAATACATCGTCTTTTGATCGGTCGACAATACTGCGTCGACAAAAACGCCACCTAGCCACGCATCACCATAAACGACAGGGATTGAGTTGTTGTTAGCTGGAGGGACCTGTTGCCTTGCGCCCGTGTCTTGAGAATTCGAAGGCTTAGACCCAAAAGCTCTTGTGACAACATAAGAAACCGCAAAATTGATTGCCGCCGCAGTAGCATAGAACGCAAAAGTCCCTGCCGTAAGTGAAAAAAGCGTGGTTGCTACTAAAGTACCAATCATTTTTTACTCTCGGAAAAAGGTTGCTTGCATAGGTTTGAATTTATATCGTGTGTAATCTATCTCTGGACTGCTGTGCATAAGACTAGTCAAAACAACCTGTACACGTCCTTGATCTAACATGTATTGAGCTAGTTGGTTAAACCTTAGCCAAAGCCTGCCGCCAATACTTGTATTTCGATATTCAGGCATTACCCACCAGCCAACCTCATGCAATTCTTTAACATCTGTATTCCAGAAATTGCCTGTTACATAAGCGGCAAGAAAACCTCTTAAGTTGTCATCGACTAAAACAAACCCTCGGCCATTAATCATTTGCTGAAACAAATTCTTGACTTGCGGCTCATTTTGTTGCGCTTTCAATGCTTCTATGCCTGCTTCGTCTGCGTATAGCCGCATCATTTCTAACAGATGCGGTATGTCGTATTTTGTGGCTTCTCTCATCCCGCGTCTCTTATGTCGTTAGGATCTGGTAATGGGGTTTGTGCGCTTCCCGGATCTGATTGTGAGCCAGACTTAGGAGGAGCTCCAAAATCAAAGTATTGACCAGCAATAGCCGCGACTCGGCTCATGCTCGTGTCGGATGCGTAGCGCTGCTGCCACGTCGTGAGATTGGTTTTGATCCCTGCAATCCGATTCTCAAGAATCGACCGGAAAGAAGAGCACGAGATAGAACACGTTGCAGTCCTGCTTCGTGCATTCTCGTTCCAATCCTCCGTAATGGACATGTTTGAAACAATGCCCTGATAGCGCTTAAAAAACTGCGTTGTCGGGCTTGTAATGATCTGATAGTTAGAGTCGAAGAATCCGCGCCAAATTTCGACAGTAGAGCCTTTGATGTTTGAGCCTAAGACCAAAGAAATATTTGTCGGGTCGATGCCTATAAGACCAATCACCATATCTATCGAAGTCGCTTTGATCTCACGATTCACCGCACCGACAGACAAGAGACTTCCGAGGCTCGTAAATGAAATGCCGCCCGCAACAACTGGAGCCGCGGCATTGCAAAATGTATAAGTCGCGGTTGATGTTGTAAGACGTACAAATTCGCCGTGTGTGATGGTCGCGCTATTTAGCGCTGTCATTGGTGTTGTCATTGGACGTTCTCTCTGAAAACAAAGTCGGCATCCCAATCAACAAAAGCACCATTTGTCATCGGTCTTAGTGTGTAGGTCGGGCAGACCTCAGCAACGACAGAGAACGTGCAGGAAGCCCCTACAGCCGTCAACGTGCCGACAGTGGGAGTTCCTATGATCGGCCTGTGCAATGTCGCGTTAACGGTCGATCCTGAGCCTCTCAAGACCTGTGTGGTGATCTTGTAAGGGTAATTTCCTAACTGAATAAAATCACCAGCCTCAAAAACTACTGTGCCGCTTCCCACGGATGGTAAATTTCCTATAGCAATGACTGTGGCGTTCCCTGCTGGTAGCGAAGCAAGTGTTAGCGCTGAAGCCTGAGCCGAGCTTAATCCGCCCTTATATTCCGTGAACCACTGAAGGTTTGTGGTGTTAAACGTGATGGTCGCTGCATTTTGTCTATCCAGATTGTCAATCGTCTGAATGACATCCCTGACTTGCGGGTAATAGAGATAAGCATGAGGCTTAACTGTGAACACCCACGGAACCGAGGTCACATACTGAGCTGTCCTTACTTGCCCTGATCGTGAGTATTGCTGCCCAACCATCCTTCGATTGTTAACCGTGATGGACTGAGAAATGTTTAGGATGGTCTGGAAGCTCATGCTCGGCCTCTAGGTGATAGTGATTTTTGAGCGTAGGAGTTTGCAGCCCAGACCGCTCGATTGCTGCCCATGATCCGATCTTCAAAAGACTTAACGTCAATGGCTTGTATGTTGTAGTTGTTCACGGTGGTCGCTCCGCCCATCGCGTAATTCGGGACAACTTGCCCAGACATGCTCGGCACAAACAACTCAGGACCTCTTTCGCCCACGATGTAAGGGCTCCCGGAATTAACCGGGCCTCCTCCGGCTCGCTTGCCAAAGATCCCGCCGATAACGGGAATGGTCGACATAAAGTTTTCAAACAATGAGGGAGCGCCCGTCATGTTTGGCTTAAAGATGGCATCCAAAAATTTATCAAGCGATCTCGACGCGAGTTTCTGTAGAAGCGAACTGAGCGCAGACTTGAAAGCCTGTGAGGCTGATTTACCCTGCATGAAGGCTTCGACAATCGTAGTTCCGAGAGACTTGTAACCATCCCGGAGATCTTCAAGAAGCTCTAGTTGCTCGTCCTTTTCTTTCTTCGTGAGATCCATCGCCTCTAGTTCTTTATTGGCAGTGACCTCGGCCTGCCACATTGTGTCAAGCATGACCTGTTGAGCTTCTTTCTCTATCTCAATCTGTCGCTCGTAATCCTTGATGATCTGGTCTTGCCGCATCTTTCGCAGATCTTCGGCTGCCGCTATTTCTTGCGCGGCTTCCTTTGCGTTTCTTTGTAATTGCTCCTGCATCTCCGCTTCTTCTCTGCGGAGCTTTATGATTTGCTCCATCTTTTCTAAGCCAGCAGGGCCACCTTGTTTTGCAGCCTCAAACCTAAGTGCGGCTTCCTCGCCTTCTCTGAGTTTGAGAATCTGAGCGTCTAAGCCTTCCAAATAAGATTTAAGCGCTTTTGCCGCTGCATCTGCGCTTGTATCTTTTACGGGCTTAACTCTCGTTCCTGACTGTATGCCGCCCTTTGCAACATTAACAACCGGAGCGGGAGCTTCTTCTTCGCCAAATCCTAAGAACTTTTTAACGCCCGTCCACGCATCTCTAGCTTTGCCCACAAGCGTAAGAAAGCCGATCTTCGCCTTCTCAGTCATCTCGTCGATTGCATCGCCGATTTCACCGATAGCCTGAACACCTTTCTTCGCCTCGCCGGTGAACTTGTCGGTGTTTCTTGAGAGTTGGTCGATCTTAGAAATGTCGACGTTTGCAAACTGCTTGCCAAATAACGCGACTTGTAATCTCGCCCGCTCTGCGCCCGGACCCATCTGGGAAAGCACCGAGGTTAGATCTCTGAAGATCTCAATCTCAGGACGCAGCATTCCGCCAGCATCAGCAATGCTTACACCGAGTTCCTTAAACAGATCGGCTTGTTCCTTTTGCCCGTCAGCAGCCCCACCTAAAGTCGTAGAGAACCGATCCCACATCTGTGCGGCGTTGTCAGCTTCTTTCCCTGACTGCACCATCGCGCTTTGCAGGGCTAGGACTTCCTCAATCGCTAGACCAGAGCCCTCAGCAAAGTCATTGACCGCATCTGCGGCTTTAAAAAAGGATGTAGCAAAAGCTGTGGCAGCGCCCGCGGCTAATAACATCGGACTGCGTAGTGCGCCTATAGCCGTACCTAAAACATCAACAGATACTTTCAGCTCGCGGGTTTTTTGTCTCGCCCTGTCGACTTCTTGAACGAACTTTGCACTCTCTAAACCGAGAGCAACTTGTAGGGCTGCAATGAGTTTACCCGCCACGATTTCCCCCTAATATCTCAAGAAACTCCGCTTTGAATCCGGGTAGCGAAGTGAACGCCAGAAAATCACGCTCTTGTTTTGTCATATAGTTTGGAGGGATGAAATACTCCTCCAAATGCGGGAAGAACTCGCGGCTTTTCATCGGGTTCTTAGACAATGCGTTGTAAACGATTGCCATTAAGTGCGAGATCAAGATTAAGTTATGTCTCGCCCCGATCATGCCGTCGCGGTACATCAATTCTAACTCTCGGACGGTCGCTACATCAAGGCTATCAAACACTTCAGGACTTTGGCCGTTAAAGATCGCCGTAGCCCTAACCTGACGATATAGCGACCCCTTTAGTTTTTTTGGATGGCCTCGTAATCAGGATTGACTGCTTTCTCAATCAAACTGACTAGGTGCTTAATCTGCGCCTCTGAAAACGTCTCGGAGATTTGCTCGTAAGATAAAGCAAGCATTTCGTCGCCCTCTTCAAATCCGACCAGATTCACATAGGCGATTTCGCGCATCAAATCCTGAGCTTTAAACTTTGCCGCCTCTCTTAAACTTCTTCCCTCGACAACAATGTCATCGTCTTTAAACTCGGCATTGACGTTTTGATTAATTTTGTAGAGCTTTTGAAATGTGGCGTGTAGCTTCTCGTACTCTTCAGCTATTAAAGCATCCGGTGGGTTCTTGATCTTGTCCTCAAGTCCTAACATTTCTTTCCGAGTCGGAAGATAGACTTTTAACGTATGCCCAGCGAAATCAATATCCGCGTGAGTCTGTCGCTGGAATGACTTTCCAAATCTGTCCTGTATTTTCATTTTCTAACCTTTGCTCGTTGTTTTGCTGCCCAGAGATCCATATGAGCGCCCAATAGAGACGCTAGGCGATCAAGGGCAGATGATGCCATTGATTGAAAAGAGTTACGGATGAACGGTCTTGCGGGTTGCTCAGCAGTTCCGAATTCTATAGCTTCGGCAGCGGGTCGATATTCGCCCTTCGCATCTCGATAACCAACACCGACATCGACAAAACCAAAAGCCACCGTATCGCGGCTCAGATACTTTTTGCCTTTGTCTTTTCGGGTTGCAACCTTTGCGCCGTTCCTAACTTTTAACTGGAGCTTGCCAGTATCGACGGGAACCCTTCCCTTGATCGCGGCCTTAACGGGCTCCATCGCGGATTTAAGACCGGGAAGTAAAGAGCGTCGAGCTTTGGTCGTGCCAAATTCCTCGGCTAACTCTAATAAGGAATCTTCAAACTCTTTGAATCCCTTAACTTCAAGTTTGCCCATTAGTGACAATGCGCTTGAAGATCTGATCGTTTAGTTTCAGGACGTAATCAACTATTTCATCCGGTGACATGCAGTCAGCGTGATTAGCTGCAATCTGATGGCACAGCGAAATATTGATGAGCCGTTGTTGTGGATACCCAAACCAGTTCTTAGCACCGGTTTGGGCCTGCGCGATTAAATAGCTCAGTAAATCGTCACTCGCTCGCTGCATATTGCCTCATTACATTAAGACAAACAGCTTCAGCGGCTTCGGCTTCCTGTAAGGCGGCATCCACCTCTTGAAGGGTAAAGGGATGGCCTTTAGCGTACTGGTGGAGATCGCCATAGTATCCCTTCATGCCCTCAAGAAAATCAGACATTGTTTGACCAGCCATATTGATTACCTCTGGGGTGGATGGTGAATGTCACCTGAGCTTCAGCGCCGGGTGCAGGGTCAATCGTCCACTGGCTTACACGTCCGTTGAAAGCGTAGTAAACAATGTTTGTGCCGTCCGTTGCTGCGACAACAAACGTGCGATCAATCGTGCCGTTATAAGCATCGCCGCGAAGCAGAAGAAGAACCGTATCTGACGGATTCCATGCCGCTACGCATGTCAAAGATGTTGGAGCGGATTGAACGGGGATCTTGTCAGATTGACGCGAACCAGCAACCGAGAAGTTAGCCACCGCATCATCTTGCCCAAAAGCAGGAATCGCTTCTACAGGTACAAGATTAGCTGAGACTGCAATAGCCGAAACGCTTGCAACCACAGAAAGGTTCGCAGTTGTCAACGGGGTTGGAGTTGCAGTTGGTTGGCAATACAGCGAGGCTGAAAAGCCGGGTAAAACTTTAGTTGGAAGAGCCATTTTTCACCTCACTAAGCAGGAATGTCTAAAGTGCAATCAAGAACGATTTGATTTAATTTGCTGTCATTGTCGTAGGTGTGAAAGAGCCAATCAACATCGACCTTTGACACAAAAAAAAGACCGCCGAAAGTACCTTGATAACCGTGTAAGGCATCCACAATCTGCTGCGCCTTACTAAAACAATTCGCCATCAACTGAGCAAACACCGTCGCCTGAAACACCGGTCTGTCTATACCCTTCACCGACTGCGGCCCCGTGTAAACCGGCTGATGAACGTCTCTGAGCTGCCACGTTACAAAAGTCGGTTCGCTTGCAAAGTTACGATTGAACACTGCATAAACTGGAGTCGGCGTGCAAACTGTGACTAGTTGCGCCTGTATCGCCTGAGCATAAACAACCGCGCTATTTTGCCCCATATCAGACCGCCACGCTAGGTTCGTTTCTGTAGCACATTAAAGAGACCCACTGTCTGTCATCGTGCTCAAAAACCTCTGCGATTCGCCAACTGTTTCCTCTAAATGTAATCGAGTAATCCTCTTGATTATCCGAGATCGTTCTCATGTTAGGCGTGTAATTCACAATGAAGTCCATCATGTTGTCGTATTGCCTGAACTTCTCTAACGTGCGAATTCGATTGTGAACCGACTGAGTTTTTGCTCGCGTCTTGAACCAAAGCGTTTCCACTGTCGTTTGCTCACCTAGATTCGTGATGGTGAACGACAGATTATTAATGCTTATTTCGTCGACGCGTAAGACCATTCTTAGCTCACATTACGAGTGGCTTGTACACGCGCAAAAGCTGATCCACTGCAAAAGGAATCTGCTTTAGATTCTCAGCGGATGTAGCCGAGCGATTGTTGTACAAGTGAGTGAGAAGCATGAGACCGGCCTGCTTGACTACAGGATACTGCCCGATTACAGAGCCTTGTAAGGTGTACTGACAAAGCATCGGAGCAGTCATGTAAGTGTTGATATTGTTGGGAACCTCAAATAAAACAATCTTATTCCCTGTTGGATCGTAGTAATAGTTTGAGCTTGTGATCGTCGTTAAGACCGGAGGGTTCAAGTCGTTGTAATACTTCACCCAATTGATCGTCACGCCATTCTGTGAGACTTCGGGTAGATCAAGACTTACAGGTGCGGCCATAAGCCCTGAAATCATGTAGGAAGCCTGATAGGTGACGTTAAAGACCGGGACACCTAAGTAGTCCTCAATCGCCATCCGTGTGGCGAGCTCCAACTGAGCAAGGTAATCGTCCTGTGACTCATCTTGAAACAAATTCAACTGGTTGGTGATTTCTTCGTAAGTAAGCCATTGAGTGACCGAATCTCGACCGCTCTCAATGACCTTTGAGTAGTTGAACGGGTTTCTTGAACCCGCTCCGAAGTTACCTTGCAGTTGTGATGGCATCTTAGGTTCCGATCAAACGTACACCGGCAGTTACATCACGAACGGTCGAGACCATCCGCTTCTCAGCATATATCGTAATCGTTCCGGGCTGGGTCTGCTCCATTCTCTGAAGCGTCATCTCTGAATGATCGACGATCCACATAAACCGCGGCCAGTTTGCAAGATAAATCGGAGAAGCACCGATTGCGGGAGCATCCAAATAAGGATTAGCAATGACCGGCCAGCCCATAATATTTACACCGGGGCCTTCGTCTTTCTCGCCTGTCTCAACAAGCGCATAAGAATTACCACCGTGAGCGTATTCCCTCAGCGTTGCAATAGCTGTCGGGTGCATCATCCACGCAGTTCCGGGCATTCTCCAAAACTGACCGGGGAGGGCACTAGCAACATCTACAAGGCTTTCCCACTCAATGCCGCCTGAGTGGGTATAACCCACGGTATTAAGTGTGTGTATGCCAGCCGTTATAGCCGTTCCTGACGTTCCGTAAGCAGCGGATGATCCAGCAGTGCCAGCGTACATTTTCAAGCCTCTAAGACCGTTTGTAGCGCCTGTGGAGGTTGTTGTTGAGCCTGCCTGATCGTTATTGATTGCCATTGACGCGGCTTCGATCTGGCTAAATTCCATTGCGAGATCTTCAACAAGTGCAGCGTCTAATCCGTTGATGTCATCCATCGCTGCTGCCCTGATTGGCATCTGAGCGGAAATAACACGCATCGGAAGCTGCCAAATGGATGTGGCAATGTTGGGCGAGCCTGAGTTGGCGTTGACTGTATATCCCCACGGGTTGGTGGAGTTCGCAGCGTTACCCGTCTTAACGACAAACTGAATATCCGAGTCTGCCGTCATTGTCTGATTTGCATAAACCCGAAAAGGGTTCCAGTAACGAAGGGATGCAAAAACATCTTCGTTGTATACGCGACCGCCAACCCCGCTGCCTGAGCCGGTTAGGGCTGAGGCTTCCGAGAGGTTGACAGTGCTTTTGCCCTCGTGGAGAGCCTCTTTCAAGCCTTCCAAAATCACCTGTTTCATAGTCTCTCCAAAAGGGAGAGGGCTTGCGCCCTCTTTGATCAAGCAGCCGTACCGGTCGAACGATAACGCACACCAGCGTTAGGATCGCGCACCGAAGTAGCTGCACGAGTCTCGCCATAGAATGTTATAGATCCCGGAACTGTCTGGTCGTATCTCCTGAGAACCATCGAGAGACGCATGACGATGGTGTGGAACTGCTGCCAGTCGCCGAAATACATCGGATAGTAGGACGTAGTTCCTGCTGCGCCGGTGGTGGGCTGGCTGGGGTTATCAAGGTACTTGTTGACTGCAACCTTGAAGCCGAGCAACTCACCAACGATGCCATCAGTGCGTGATAAACCGTCGATGTAGATCGGACGGCCTTGCAGATCGACTAACCCACGGATGCCCTGAAGAAGGATCGGGTTAATCATGAACGCTGCTGTCGGTGTCCAATACTGCTGTGGCAGGCTGTAAATAAAGTTCACTACGTCTTTGTAGTTCACATTATTTGCGGCAACCGTGTTGGCGTTTGTCGTGAGCTGGTCATAGGTAGCAAGCGAGTGCAAACCGTTGGTCGTTGCAGTTCCAGACGTACCAAAAGCAGCCGTCGAGCAAGAGCCGCCCGTGTAGGTTGCATTAGCGCCAGCGTACTGATCCAAACCGCGCAGACCATCAGCGCCCCCCGTCGTTACAGAGGTTCCGGTTCCCGACTGATCGTTATTCTGGATCATCGAGGTTGCCATTGCCTGCTGGAACTCCATCAGCATATCGTCAACAACGTTAGCCTCAAGGCCGTCGATGTCATCAAGTGCTGCCGTACGGATGGGGAACTGAGCGTTCAAGTCCTTAAGGATGACTTGCCAAATGCTTGTGGCTTCAGTCGTGGGTGCGCCGTTATTCTGAACGGTGTAGCCCCACTGAGCGCCTGCATTGCCGGTCTTGACGCGGAACTGATAAGCCGAACCGTCAGTTGCAACGATACGCGACAGATCCATCAAGGGATTTCCGAGACGCTTTGCAGCGAACACGGGATCGTAAGCTGTACGGCCGCCAACGTCGTAACCTGAACCCGTAAGAGCCGAGGCTTCCTTGATGTACGCTTCGCACTGGTCAACAGATTCAAAGATCTTGACTTCGCGCTCGATGTTGTTACCGGCCTTCATGTATTCCTTAAGAACGTCCTTAAAGCGACGATTTGCCTCGCCACGAACGGTCTTGTGAATAGGACGGATGATAGAAGGAGCGGCAACTTTTGCCTCTAAAGCGGCAATCTTTGCTTCGGTTTCGGTCTTAAGCGACTCGACAGCTTCGGCAACTTTTGCCTCGACAGCCTGTGCGGTTTCTGCAAGTTTTGCAGCGCTAGATGCTTCGATTGCATCCAGTTTTTCAATGACTTTTTCCAACATTTTAAAATCTCCTAACGGGTTGCGATTGCTTTCAGCAGCTCGCGGTATTCGAGTGCCTCTAGCAGTTTCACCGCTGCGTCCGAATCACTCGGGTTAGCGGGTTGCTTAACAGATTCAACATCACGTTGTTCAATAATCTGTTTCAGCAATGCGGATGCAGCGGTGGCATCCTTTCTTGAAAGTCCAGCATCACGCAGGGCCTTCTCGATCACTCTCGGATTGGGCTTGTTGTCCATCCAGTATTCAAGTTTGCTGATCTCAGCCTTCGGATTATTAGGCTGCATCACGATAGAAACCTCGGCCAGACCACCTTTGACGATCTGAAAGAACATGTCTGGATCGTCTGTGGGCTCGCCATTCTCATCAACCATTTGATACTCATCTGCATAAGCGCCGACAGAAACGCCGCCAACCATCCGCGGGCTTTCCTTCATGATCGTATAAAGATCAGACCCGGAAGTGGTGTTCAGGAAGATCTTTCCTGTGCCGGTCATGCCTTCGTCCGTAATATCGAACTTCGACCACTCACCGACAGGCATCATGTCTGAGGAGTGTTGAAAATACATAGGAAGTGGCCTTCCTGCTTCCATCCACATCTCGTGCCACGCCTCGAAAGCCTCGGGTGTGTAAAAGAACCGTCGACCGTCTGCGCCTTCTCTCGCGCCCCACGTCGTAAGGGTGGCTTCGATTTCACCCGTGGGCTCGCCCGTTGCCTCGTCAGCTTTGCGGCCTAATTCGACCTTAGCTTCGTAAAAAAACGTCACGTTTTTCATGCGAACCTCACATAAATCTAAATGAACTGGAACTACTCTGTAAAATCCTTTGCGCGGAATGCAAAAGCGCATCATCTGAATTTATTGGGGCTAAACCCATTTCTTGTATGACATAAGGAGGCGATTGATACCACTTAACAATTGATTCTTTAGTTCCCTTTGGTCTTTCTTTTGCTCTTTCTAAACACACTTCAATTCCGGGATCAATTAAAATAAATTCCACATTTTGGTCACGATACAAATGAATATGTTCTTGTTTTGGATTTGTGTGGATAATATATGCGTCAAATTTTACGCCTTGCATCACTTTTCGTATAGCGGCATCACGCACAGCAAAAGCCACTTCTCTTATGTCGCCTGTTGATTTATGGCTTACAGATGACCCTAAAGCCTTTGCAAGAGCATCAAAATCAACAACTACATCGTCCGGCGCTTTTACTTTTTTAATATAGGTAGACTTGCCGGAGCAAGAAGCCCCAATAACTACCCTAATTTTTCCCATATCTTTTCTTTTGTTTGTTGCATTCCGTCTACCAACTTAGGCTTTGGCTTTCTCTTGTCTGCCGCGGCCTTGAGTTTCTCTAACAGTTCCTTAAGCATTTCCGGCTCTGCCTGTTTTACCCACCACCTTAAGGTTTCCACCACCTCCAGTGTCTTGTGGAGAACTGCCGGGAATAGCGCTATCGCCACTAGCGGCAAGCAACAGATCATCAGCACCATCGAGAGAATTAAGTCCCAGATATTCGCGGGCCTCATTCTGCGTAAGAATCCCATTCTTGACTCCTGCAACGACATAATTCATCTGATCTAGCGGAGCGCCCTTTAGGAAGTCTTGCGTCTGAAACTGAACGTGCAGATTGGGGAAGCCCTTTAACAGCGACAATTTTAACCGCTGCTCAACGTTCGTAATGAACGGCATCATCGTTGACTTGTAGAACTCATCAAGCATCGTTTGGGTATTGTTGTACTTCGACTCGCCGACTCCGATCATTGCAGGAGGTACACCAAACAATCCACAGATACGCGTCATTGTTTGTTTCTTAAGCTCTCTTGCATCCACATCCTGAAGCGTCAGAGGCTTGATTGCTTCGTAGGTCATGCCTTGATCTAACAGCATAGACTGCCCCGGCTTACTTTGATCCGATGGCTGGCTGTTAAGCATGTTGGTCCACGCTTCTTTAAGACGGGATGCAATCTCTTTGAACTTTGAGTCGGGGATGACTTGCTCAGTACGGAACAAACCAGAGGGTTTCGCACCGTTAAGCATGATGAAGTTGGAGTAGAGATCAATATCCTGATCTAAGGAAACCAACTCGACAGCTTGCAAACGGTTGAACGAACTGGAGCCTTGCCACGGCTCGCTCTTCGTGTGCATAACCTGAAAATACTTGAGCGGCTCGTCTTTATTGAAGCCGTAAGACGAACTGGTAAGCGTGTAGAAGGGATAGCGCGTCTCTGAGATCCTCGGCACGATTAGCGTCGAGTCTAAGACGTACATTTCAAGCGGAATCTGCGTCGGCTCCTGCGCGTCTTTTCTCCAGAGTAATACGAAAGTCTCACCGGCAAGCTCATGCCACATTGTGAACTGATACCAGAACTCGTATTGACTCTGGAAGTTATTAGGATTCGCAAGAAGGTTAAGAACGCTTGCTGCTCGGCTTTTTTCGCGCTCGGGAACAGTCGGATCGGTCTGCGTGTCTACAAACGTGCCGTCAGCTTGCTTCGACATGATTTTGACGGGCAGCTGAGCAAGAGAACGTGCTTTTGCCCCCACGCAAGCCATAACCGTCGAGTTTCTAGCAAGTGTCGTTATATCGACAGTTCGCCCTGCCTCATTAACCGCAGAGGTCGTAACGTACAGTAATTGATTAGATCCGTAGCCCTGCCCCTTACCTCGGAGCATGACGTTGTTTCCGAGGACGCTATTCCCGAATAAAGAGTTACTTTCGGCCTTTGTTTTACGCTTAAATACGTCGAATAAGCCCATTTTTATCCTCAAAAGACTCTGAATCCGTACGATTCAGACGGCATCGGATTGTCTAGACTACAGTGCATCGCAATAATCAAGGCAATAATCCCGTCAACCTTAGCGTGACGGTCCACACCGGCTTTCTTGACTTTGATGTTGCCTTGAACGTCTGTAAACACTTCGCAATTGCCCAGTTGATGTCCTAAGAATGGGTTTCCGTCGTGTCTGATTTTGTGGCTTAGAATGAGTCGCTCGACATGCTTCGACGGGTTAGAAAGCACCGCCATTCCTTGACCGACTTTCTTAACTGGCATTCCGACTTCGTACAGCCTTGCTACTAGAGCGGCAGCATTATAAGCGTCGTAGCCTACCTCTTTTATGTCGTATTTCTGGCTTTGCCCAATAATATACGCCGAAATCTCTCTATCGTCCATCACGTTACCTTCCGTGATGTGCAAGATCCCCGAATTGATCGCTTGTCTGAAAATATCTTGATAATGAGTCGGCAATAACTCAAAGCCATCTTCGGGAAGAAAAAACTTCCACTCGGCTTCGTAATCATCCTCGGCAAATCGTTTTAACGTACATACAGCGTTTAGATCTCGTGTTGCCGCTAGGTCAAAACCTATAAATACTGCTTCGGGTTCTCTTTCTGTCAGCCCTACGGATTCATCCCAATGTGTGCGGTCAACCCACGCGGTTTCGGCCGAAACATAAACGTTAAGCGTTTTGCAGAGAAACTCGTTGAGTGCAGCGGGCTTAATCTTCGCCTCTTCGCATCGAGCAACAATTGCATCGTGCGAGACCGAGATATTGTGCATCGGGTTAGCTTTAGCCCATACCTTTTCGTCTCTCCAATCATCACCGGCATCGAGAGAGTAAAGAAGGCCAAACCATCGCGGGTTATCAGGAACATCCTGATGGAGGATATGCTCCATCACCTGAAAATCCTCAAAGAACTTTGTGTCTCTTGTAAAGCTCGCAGTGGTTATGTATAGCCGAAGAGGATTAAGTCGAGATACCATCCCCGAATGCAAGACCTCAATCGCATTCCTGTCGACAATCTGGCTCGCCTCGTCAATGATCGCGCAAGAAGGGTTGAGCCCGTCTCCAGTCTTTTTAGTGTCTCTGGAGAGAGCTTTCATCATGCTCTGGCTGTCGCCGTTCTTCGTGATCGTAAACTTGCCGGGAACAAACAAACCGGAGAGTTCTTTCGGCATTGTCTCAACGAAGCCCTTAGCCGTCGTGAAAACAATTGAGGCCTGATCTCTGTTAGTAGCGAGCGTGTAAACCTCGGCTCCAGCTTCGCCAAAGCCTAGTTCATAAAGTGCGATCAGCGCCGTTAATGTCGATTTACCAGCCTTGCGCGGGATGTAGACAATGACATCTTGCACCATTCGCTTTTGCCTGTCTTTTTTACTCCTGAATCCGTAGATGGCACAGATAATAAGAATCTGGAAAGGTTCTAACGTGACGGGATGTCCAGCCCATTGACCTTTTACATGCTTGCAAAGTGCGGTGAACTGTAGAAAGTGATTCACGGGACCGGGATCAAAAACCCATTCCCATTCCTTGTTTTCCAAATGATTTAGGAAACGCTGGCAGGCAAGACGCACATTCCTACACGCGTCAATATCACCCTTTACTACGCTGACAGCGTACTCAATCCCATCTTCTAGTTTCATGTTCCGAACTTAGGCCCTTTCAGGAAATCGTTTATTTTCGTGTTGTCATCGAGCTTATTAGCCGCCAACCTAGACTTTGGTGTTAGTCCTAACTCAGACATAAGTTTAATGGCATTCTCCATCGCCTTATTTGCAAGGCTTATGTAAGGATTGGGCGCAAACGTTTTACCAGCGTTAGTCTCCACAATAAGCGGCTGAGTATCTATCGCCGACCTTGCGTCAATGTAGATCTGTAGCTGGTCGGCAAGCATCATTAACGTATGCCGGTCTTGCTCCGAGCCAATCCCATACACGCTGAACAAATAATCAGCCGTTTCCTTGACGAACTTTTTGCGCGTAAACGATTTGGGGTTATCTGCCCACTCAGCAAAAGGAATCCTGCGTTTTAAGTCCTCTGGCAGGAATACACCTTCCTTCGTTCCTTTGGTTCCGTGAATGCGGTGGATCTCAACGGGAATTCTTGCGGTCATGACGGTTCTCTCCTTTGCGTCTAATGTGCGTCTTTTTGCGTAGCCACGCAAGGGGAATTCCCTATTTTTGGCTAACCCCCCCTAAAAACCCACTTTGTACAAAGTCGGGTGCGTGCTTGCGCTTGCGTAGTGTCGATTTTTTTTAAATTATTA